AGCTGATGCACCAGTGGCAAACCCCAATGCTTGTGCCTGTCCTTGAGTCAAATTGCCAAAAGCATTAATGCCTGATTGCAATGCACCTGCAACCGTGCCAGTATAGTAAAGAGCCTGGGCAATAAGTGCATTTGTTTTCAATCTCTTTTCTCTCAATTGTATCTCTGGAACTTCATACCTGCCGCTCTTGGGTGTTGTGGTCCATTGAAAATCATAAATTACATCCACAGTTGATCCTACACCTGTTTGCTGTGCAATGAAATTATTGCTACCAGAAAACAAACCACCAGTAATATTGTTAAAATTACCACCTCCAGCACCTGGAGGCACAAGCCTAGGTGCACCGCTATAAAATTTATTAGGTTGTGATTGTGGTGCAGGTGTTGTTTCGAAATCGTACAAAATCATAATGTGACTCCTGGTGTACTGTGTCTAAGCACTCTTGTTGCAACATCGTTAGCTGTACCAGGGTTTCTCATTTGCTGTCTGTATCTGGCCAGATTTAATTGATTGTAAGTGTCATTATAGGAGCCATTTTTATTTCCGGCACCACCCTCTCCTTGATTAACAAATGTGTTATTACCGCCAAGATTACTTAAATTGTTGTTCATTGCTCTGAGAGTGTTGCTAATACCTATCATAATATTAGCTATATTTAAAAAATTCTTATCGTTGTTCTGTGAAAGGTTTACTATTTGTTTAGATATTTCAGATACTAAGGTCTCTAGGGAATTTACAGATTCAGGAGATTCTGTAGCTTCTTCAGGCATAAATCTATATTCTGATTGAGCTACCCCAGGTATAGATTCAGCAGGTGAAGGTTGGTTGTTCTCTACTTTTGAGTTATCTGTATTTTCACTAAATTCTTGACCATTATCTATGCTTTCTGGTGATTCTTGCTCAGGTAATGCTACTGTAGTTGGTTCAGATATTTCTTCAGAATTAATTTGAGCAATTTCTTGTGCACTTTCATTGATCTCAGCTGGTTCAGTCTCGGGATTAACTTTTACATCTGAAGAATCTATAGAGCTGCTCTTGTTTTTACTAACCACATTAATTACTGGGGGTTCTTTCTCTGGACCTATTTCTTGCTGTTCAGTCTCCTGTACTGGTTCTACTAAAGATTCAGAATCTTCTTTCAAATCAGAAATTTTATAAAAATTATCTTGAGATTTTTCAGAAATTTTCTCTGTTACGCTATTAATACTAACAACCGGTTCAACATTCTCTAGACTCTTTTCATCAGTATTTTCATTAATCTCATCCACAGAAACAGCCTCTGAGACATTTGCTTTGCTTGAAACCTCAGGCTCTGTTACTGTATTAATTTTCTCCTCTACAGTAGCTTCGCCTTTGTCAACACTACTAGGTCCACTAAACTCAACAATATCCTTACTGTCTTTACTGTCTACTAATTCGCTTATTTGGTTTTTTACAATGTTAAACCAATCAGGCATGTTATCAGTTGGCTTGTCTTCTTTTGTTTGAGTCTTAGTATTGGTCTCAGGCCTATCCTGCAATATGTCTGTCTCTTTGTTTATAACATTATCTTCTTCGGCTTGCTCAGCATCATCATTAACATCACTCTTAATTGGATCTTCCTTTATGCTTATGCTGGTAATATTGCTTTCATCTTGCTTGGTAGCATTTGAATTTTTATCTGAATCCTTATTTTTATTATCTGTACCAAGTACCGGTTTGTCCAATACAATGCTATTAGTGGGCTTGGCAGCTTGATTATTTTTTGAAATTTCATCCAAAAGAGTATTTTGTTTTTCTATGGAGCTCAATATGCTATTAAGCTTAATAGTCTCATCAAACTGCTCTTGTTGGGTTTCTAGATCCATATGTTATATTTATACTGTATTTTTGTTATGAGGTTTTTAATTTCTTAGAAATAGCTCTTTGTTCTTGTTTATAATGATTGATATACACATCACACTCAAGAGGCGTCATATCCATAATATCTTTAACATTGAAACCAACTTTATTGATCAAAATGTATTTTTTCTCATGAAACACATTTGACCAGAGTGAATACAATCGTTTCACATGTTCGAACAAAGTGTTATCGGTAATCCTGAATGACGGGCTCTTGACACCGAATTCCTCCAATCTGGATAATAACTTAAAACTATAATCATCCAATTCATTAGATATATTGGATTTGGCCAGCTGCTTTAATGTAGCAGACATTTTGCCCAGAATAATATCCTTCTCTTTTTCTCTTAAAATTACTTCCTCTTTGTTGATCACAGCTGCAATCAAACTCTCCTTCAATATGTCCTGTGTAGCAAGACTGCGTGGCACTGTAAATACAAGCTCAGCATCTTGTATGTTAATAAAAATTCTATCCTTTAATGTTTTATCTGAAATTTTTTCTAGCATCTCCAATATAGAGATATCAGCTGCAGCAGTATTATTTTCCTTAGTTTTTACTTTATATACACTTACCGGTGAAATGCATACCGCTCTTAAAAAACACAAAACAAACCATTTATCAAATTTATTGATTTCAATTTTATCAGGTAAATTTTTGATTAACACTTCATCGAAGCATTTCTCTAGCCCTTCATCATCATTATTGAGAATATATTTTAATATGAGTTCATACTGGTAAAAATTTAATTCCTTCAATCTAAAATAATTTTTTTGACTTGGAATCCAGCAGAGAAAATTAAAACTATTCATCAAAAGAACCCAGCCGCATTAAAGATATTTGTTCCATTTTGTGCAGCATTTTGCAGAGGTGAAACTTGCGGTATATTAGAACCATTTACTATTCCTTGAACTCTATTAATAATATCTGGCAATGGAAAGTATAAGCTGTTTTGAATAGTATAATTGGTATATGTCCAATATGTTGAGTAACTAGCTATTTTGTCATTATCATAGGTATAGGGCTGATCTACTATGGCGTGTGGTACGCAATTGTAAAATGTAAATACTTTTCTGGGTATTTGGCTTATGTTTTGATAACTTCTGGTATAACACATGAGAGTAATTATCGATTTCATGTTTAGTTTATCTTTGGATCCAGGCACATCTCCAGGGCGAGCCACCAATCCAAAATGACTGGCCATTATGACCCACGGTCTTATAACAAAATCTATGAAACTGGTATTGGTTTCTAGAAAGGTAAGAGTGAGCCTGTTTTGATTGTATGCATATCTATCCCCTGCGGCAACACCTTGAATGAAACCTCTGTTGTTGTCAATGTTGATGTTGTTAACTTCAAAGCCTTCTTGCGGTATATCAACACCTTGGGCAAATACACAACCTATTACTTTTTGCAGAGGGAAGCTTGTCAAGACAGTTTTAGCTTGGTCTATATTGTAACCTTTTCTTGCACCATCAGTTCTTTCTAAATTTTGGAGCAATGTATTGTTTAGTGCTGCAGGGTATGAATCTATGATAGCTATCCATTGACTTTGCGTGGGTATGGAAGTCAGCCAACTCTCCATTTGCAGCAAAAAGTAGTCTCTGGTAGATATTAGTGGTACACCAGGGATATTGAATCCAAATAAATCGGTAATTTGAGGCTGTGTTAATGAATTGGTGCCTCTGCCTATATCTACAAGATTATTTGTTAATCCAGTAAAGGCATCAGTGAGAGGGTTTCCTAGACCACCAGGCATGTATATATTTAATAGAAACTACAAAATTACAGTTAAGCTTTCTTAACAAAATAATGATAAGACATGGCCACATTGAAGTTCACTGGTGCACCGGCTCCGGTGAAGTCATACTTGATGTCACCAACTTCTTTTATACTAACACCTACCAATTGATACTGTGCAACTTTTTCCAATTGATTATCTAGTTGAATCAAATCAATTGTGCTGGATTGTGTGGGGGTAAAGTAATTGCCGGTGCTATTGGTATCATTGAAAGTATCTCTTGTCCAAGTTTCAAACTTGGTTCTAATGTTGTTCTTTGCATCATTAAAGAATTGCAAAGAGTAATTGCTACTATTAGGATAAGTTGCAACACCAGGGATATTAAAGTTTAATCCCATGTATTTCACCTCGTTTATGTTGATGGCTCTTGCTGGTAGAGTAGCTGCTCTTGCATATACTAAATCGTTTTCATCAAACGTTACAGTTGAGCCGCCAGGAGAGATGCTAAGCACTCTGAAGTGAATATCACGCTGGAAGTCGCGTGCTGCTGCTATTCTATAAAAGTCTGCTATGGTTTGTTTTATGGCGGGCATGGTTATTTATTTATTCCTTTACGCTAGGAGCTCCTGGAAGTTTTGACTAGTGCGGGTTGCATAAAAGCTCACCAAGATGAACTCAGCAGTACGTACTGGTTTCAGGTACAGATCCACTTTGAGCTCATTATTATCAATAACATCAGGTGTGTTATTGCGTTCATCGCATATGATCAAGTAATCATAGACGCCATCTGTATTTTTAGCATTCTCAAAGATGGGTGTCAATGTGTTGATAACCTGTGTGCGTGTGAAGAGTGTGTTTGGTTCGAATACAAAGTATTTCACTGTATTGCGAGTCAATGTCTCCAGAGTCAAGAACAATCTACGCACATTGATGCGATCAAATGCGCTGGGTTTCTTGAGGGCAGTCTTTTGACCATATATTACAAACCCTTCCACAGGGAAGAATGTGACTGGGTTGAGACTGATCTTGTAAAGTTGATCGCGTTGCTTCTGCTTGGGATATACACCCAGATCATTCACACCCAACAACACACCACGTGTAAAGCCTGCTGGTGCAAACCATGGTTGGAAGTTAGCATCAGTGTTGCCCATTGCTGCCGCTGCAAAGCCGCTGAACGGCACCCATATTTGACGATTTGTCACATTGTCAAGTACTTGTGCACAGTTTGCATATATTGCTGCATAGCTAGTATCTGTTATGCCAAACTGATGTCTCAATGGCCAGTAGATGTGCTGACTGAAATTAGTTGAAACAAATCCAGGAGCAGTTGGATTGGGTGCCTCACCAGCATTAGGTCCAAAAAGTTTCTTGCTGTTTATCACCTTGGCATTATCACCCTGCACAAATATGTTTCTGATAGGATCCAATATTACCATGAAGTCTTTGCGTTGGTTTTGTGCTTGGTTTACAAACACACTAGCAACTGCATTGTAATTGGCTCTTAAGCGCAGACCTTCATCAGACAGCTCTTCACTGTTGGTGGTGTACCATGCACTGAGGGCATTTAAAGGTTCTGAATCAATGAATGGACCTGTGCCAGAAAGCGGAAGACCACCAGCCAATGTTCTTTCAACTGCATTAACATAGATGGTTCCAAGACCTGCTTCACATGCAACACTGATGGGATACAGATCAGGATTTTCTACCAGCTCAAACACTCTCTCAAGCTTATCAGGCAAGTTTCCAATGTCTTTGTTGGTTGCCACAGTGTCATTGTACACACCAATTGGGAACAATGCATTTGTTGTGCCCATTTGGGTCAGTAATGTGCCCACTACTGCTGATGGTGCACCAACTCTTGTGCTATAAGACGTGGCATTATCTGTGAAGCCCTGCACATTGAACGGCAACGCCAATCTATCTGAAAGGAATCTTACTTTCCTAGAAGGCACACCATCATCATTGAGCCATGTATTGTCATAGCGATCATTCAAGAAAGGATTCACAATTGTATTGACATTGGGCGAGCTGGCTTGCTGCTGGCCCAAGTAGAAGCTAATTGCTGGGCCACCATTCTGATCAGCAATTTGACGATGAAAATCAAGTGAACCTGCATAAGTTTCAGATGCAATATAATCAAGAGCAATCACATCAGGTGAGAAAA